TACTGCTGGATACATTACTTGGCTTATGCTTTTTCACAGAGATAAGTCTATTCTTGTTATGGCTACCAAGTTTGCTACTGCTGGTAACTTGGTCAAGAAAGTCAAGAACATTATGAAGAACTTGCCGCAGTGGATTCGTATTGCTACTATCTCTGTTGATAACCGCACGTCTTTTGAGTTGTCTAATGGCTCATCTATTAAGGCGGCATCGACCTCTGGCGATGCTGGTCGTTCCGAAGCACTGTCTTTGCTCGTGCTTGATGAGGCAGCACACATTGAAGGTCTTGAAGAACTATGGACTGGTTTGTATCCCACGCTGTCTACTGGTGGTCGCTGCATTGCGCTTTCAACGCCAAACGGTGTTGGTAACTGGTTTCACAAAACTTGCACCGACGCAGAAGCAGGCGCCAACAACTTTCATTTAACAACGCTACCTTGGGACGTTCATCCCGAGAGAGACGAGGCTTGGTATAAAAAAGAAACCAAGAACATGTCCAAACGTCAAATAGCGCAAGAGTTAGAGTGCAACTTCAATACTTCAGGCGAAACCGTCATTGACCCCGAGTGCATGGAATGGCTGCTCACAAAAATCAAAGAACCAAAATACAGAACTGGCTTTGATAGAAACTTTTGGATATGGGAAGAGTTCGATCCTACTTGCAATTATCTAATGGTTGCAGACGTTGCTCGTGGCGATGGAGCAGACCACTCCACATTCCACATTGTTAAACTAGAAACGCTAGAAGTTGTCGGAGAATATCAAGGCAAGCCAACACTAGACATGTATGCTGATATATTAAATCAAGTTGGAAGAGAGTTTGGAAATGCTATGCTTGTCGTTGAGAACAATAACATCGGCTTCTCTGTCTTAACAAAATTAATTGACCACGAGTATCCAAACTTATATCACTCTATCAAGTCAACGCACGAGTATATAGAACAACATCAAGCAGAGGTAAGAAACTCTGCTGTTCCGGGCTTTACTACTTCTATGAAGACCCGACCTCTTATCGTCGCGAAATTAGAGGAGTTTATCAGAAATAAACTAATTACCATATATTCTTCTCGCACTATTAACGAGATGAAGACTTTTATTTGGAGGAATGGTAAACCACAAGCAATGAAAGGATACCATGATGACCTTATCATGGCTCTCGCAATTGCTTGCTGGGTTAGAGACACAGCATTACAAACAAGCGCCCGAGAATTAAATTATCAAAAGGCTTTTGCTGATGCTATAATAAGCTCGAAAACAACCATGAATACACAAGTTAAAGGTCAAACAGGCTACAAGAAAGATAACATTTTTGATAAAATGAATGAAGCTAAAAACATATACGACCAATACAGTTGGATTATAAAGTGAGAAAATAAATGGCTAATAAGTTTGATAAAAATCCAAAGAACAGACAATCGGAATTGTTCAAGTCTCTAACAAGGTTATTCTCCGGACCAATCATTAATTACCGCTCTCAGTCTGGTCGTCGTATTCGCAGACAACACCTTGACAAGTTTTCCAGCAGATTCAAGTCGGCATCTGGACAGCAGTTTAAGAAGTCGCTTTATAACCCATTAGATACAGTTGCGACAAACGCCATCGCAAACCAGCGCAGAGCAGAACGCTACGTTGACTTTGATCAAATGGAATACACACCAGAGATCGCATCGTCGCTTGATATCTATGCAGACGAGATGACGACATATTCAGATCTTCGTCCAATGCTTAACATCAAATGCCCCAACGAAGAAATAAAAGCAGTGTTGGCTATTTTGTATGAAAACATTCTTAACGTTCAATACAACTTGTTTGGTTGGTCGCGTACAATGTGTAAGTACGGAGACTTCTTCTTATATCTAGACATCGATGACAAGTATGGTGTCCAGTCTGTTATCGCGTTACCCTCATCGGAGATTGAGAGACTTGAAGGCGGTGACTCCACTAACCCGAATTACGTCCAATATCAGTGGAACTCTGCTGGTATGACTTTTGAGAACTGGCAGATTGCTCACTTCCGTATCCTTGGAAACGACAAGTATGCGCCATACGGCACTTCTATTCTTGAGCCAGCCCGTCGTATTTGGCGTCAGCTTACACTTATGGAAGACGCAATGATGGCTTATCGCGTTGTCCGCTCATCAGAGCGCCGCGTATTCAAGATCGATGTTGGTGCTGTTCCTCCGCAAGATGTTGAAGGATACATGCAAAAGATCGTCTCACAACTTAAGAGAAACTCTGTTGTAGATTCTGAAACTGGTCGCGTTGACCTTCGCTACAACCCGATGTCCATCGAGGAAGACTACTTCATTCCTATTCGCGCTGGCTCTGCAACCGATATCCAAACACTTGCAGGTGCGCAAAACATCACAGCGATTGATGATGTGAAGTATCTCCGCGACAAGTTATTTTCCGCGCTAAAAATTCCCCAGTCGTATCTCACGATGGGCGAAGGCGCAACAGAAGACAAGACCACACTCGCACAAAAGGACATTCGTTTCGCAAGAACAATCCAAAGACTTCAAAGAGTTGTTATTTCAGAACTTGAAAAGGTCGGTATTATCCACCTTTATACTCTTGGTTTCCGCGGCGATGACTTGCTGTCTTTCTCGTTATCTCTCAATAACCCATCCAAGATCGCGGAACTTCAAGAGATCGAGCACTGGAAAGCAAAGTTCGACATCGCTGGTTCAGCAACAGAAGGCTACTTCTCACGCCGCTGGGTTTCAGAGAACATCTTTGGTATGAACCACGAAGAGTTCATCAGAAACCAAAGAGAAATGTACTACGACCGCAAGCACGATGCTGCGCTTCAAGTTGTTGCTGAAGCTGCCGCAACAGGCGGCGGTGGCGCTCTCGGAGGTGAACTTGGTGGCGGAGATCTCGGCGCTGAGTTAGAAGCAGACCTTGGTGGCGGACCAGAAGAAATACCAGCCGGCGAAGTTGGTGGCGGAGAAGCCCCAGCCGAAGAGCCCGCAGGTGGCGGAGAAGAGTCTCCGCTCCTCGCAGTACCTCCCGGCTCCCGTAACGCACCTAGACTGACTCCCGGTGCAAAAGGTAAAGTATACTATCCCGTGAAGACAGACTCACGCCCAGCAGGCGCTAGAAGTAGAAACTATGCGCGCATTGCTTCACCGGAAACTAACACATATAGAACCAACAATCTAGGCGCGTCAGAATTAAGATCTCTGGCGCGTGGTATTTATGAACAACAAGATTCTACTTATTCTTTGAAAGAACAAGATCAAGAAAGACAAATACTTGAAGTTAACAACACAATGCGTCAACTTGTAGATGTTTTAGAAAAAAAAGAAAATATATTAACGGAGCAAAAAAATGAAGATTAAGCACAACAAAAAGAGGAACACCGCTTTTGTTTTCGAATCATTATTAAGAGAAGCAACAGTTGCTATCATAAAAGGTGATACCGATAAGCAACATAAAGTTGTTCAGATCATCAAGAAGCACTTTACTGCTGACTCGGAGTTGAAGAAGCATCTTGAATGTTATCGTTCGCTTTATGAAAACCAAAGTTTGAATGCCCAAATAAGTGAAAAGATCCTCACCGAAGCAAAAATGGCTTCACGCTTAATCGACCCACACGGTTTGTTCAAGAAGCAAACAGAACTAATCAACGATATCAACACAACTCTTTCTCCGTCTGTGTTTTCTAACTTTGTTCCTAACTACAAGACCTTAGCAACTATCGATCAGATCTTCTGCGACAAGTTGCCGCCAAAAACACGTGTTATGTTGGAAAGCACCATTGTCGAGAATATGACGAAGAACGCTCCGGAAAACGTAGCCAACGAAGAAATTGATAACACCACGGTGTCTTGCTTTGTAGGAAAGTTTAATGAAAAATATTCAGAGACTTTATCCGAAGAGCAAAAGCAGCTTTTATCTCATTACATAACTTCCTTTACAGATAACGCTGTGTCGTTAAAGATGTTTTTAAACGAAGAAATCGTAAGACTTAAAGATGCGATTGTAGAGTCTTCCACAGACGAGATGTTTGCCGAAGACGCAGAGATGAAACAAAAGGCAAGCCAAATAATTGAAAAACTTGAAGGGTTTAAGAAGGCGCAAATAAACGATGATATCCTTCTGACCGTTTTAAAGACACAAGAGTTAGTAAAGGAAATGTCCAATGGCAGTAATAATTAAGATCGGAAAAGAAGCGAACGCAAAGAAAGTTCGCCTTGAAATGGACTTAAGAAAGTCCGTCAATGGCGATCTTATGATCTTTGACCACGGCGACATTGATATTGTTTTATCACCATCAAAGAACAAAGTTGTTGTGTTTCCAAAAGAAACTATGAGCGACTTGGTTTATGGAGCACAAAACAGATTATTCGCGCACTTAAGAAAGCGCGGCATTGTTGTTGCAGAAAGCATTCAAGGTGGAGCGTTCTATGGCTCTCTTGAGGGAATGCTTGAAGAGTCTGTCGATCCTGATGCTAGTGCTGCAAAATTGGCGCTTATCAACATTCACAACTTTATCGAAGAAGAGCGTCCATACTTTGAGCAGACAGAAGCAATAGTTTCTATGGCTGATGATGAGTTGCTTCATCCAGACAAGGCACATTCAACAGAGTTAGGCGAGGTTCCACAAGAAGTTGAGCAGGGTTCTGTACGACCGGGATATGTGAGAGATCCATACTCGCTTGGTTATATGTATACGGTGTAGAATGGAATTACTAACATTTATATTGTGCGCCTATGGGCTAACACAAATAATGGTGTACGGAAAGGTTTTTGACGGAATAAGACCAACCGAAGGCAGACTTGGGCAACTGTTTAAGTGCCCAATGTGTATGGGCTTTCACGTCGGCTGGTTTTTAATGCTGCTTTCTCCGTTCACGGAACTATTTAGTTTTGAGGTTTCTGTAACTAATTATTTCTTACTTGGTTGGTTATCATCAGGAACATCTTATGTATTAAACATGGTATTTGGAGACAATGGAGTTAAATATGAGCACAAACACGCAAATCCAGACAACTGCCACTTGGACAAACAAGTGGATGCTTCAGCCAGTGAGACGCTGTTGTAAAGGGAGTTAGCTATGGGTCAGAAGTTATTAAGAGAGTATTTTGCTTTATGCGATGGTGGAGTTTGCCAAGACCTCTTGACTGAGGATGAGAAGCGTTATGTTGCTGACGGTGGCATGATCCTTTCCGGTATTATGCAAATGACCGAAACCCAAAATGGAAACGGCAGAGTTTATCAGCACAGCACCATGGTGCGTGAAGTCCAAAACTATCAAAAGCTTGTAAAAGAGAACAGAGCACTTGGCGAACTTGATCACCCAGATGACTCAGTTATTAACTTGAGAAACTGCTCCCACATGGTCACAGAAATATGGATGGAAGGCAAGAACGTAATGGGTAAAATTAAAGTTCTTGATACGCCATCTGGAAAGATTTTGAAAGAACTTGTTAATGGTGGTGTTACTGTGGGCGTTTCATCTCGCGGTATGGG